TCTCTCTTGCGGTAATCTCGCGCCGGTCGGATTGGGCCAGCATGAGGAACAGGTCCTCATAGCAGCCCCTGCGAATCATTCCGCGCGTGTCTTGGATATCTGCGGTGATCGCCTCGATCCGCATGTTTACTTCGTGAATCGGGGTAATGCCTTTCTGCCCTTCCCTTGCGTCGTGATAGGTGACATCGCCAGGGAACACGCTGGGCTTCTGATTGCGTACGGATGTCGGCGCCTGCAGGGGCGGATTGATCATCTTCTCCACCGCCTGCGCCTTGCGCTTCTGCATCGTCTGCAGGGCCTTGACATCGCCAAGGACTGTCATGCCGGGACAGTCCGTGCCGTAAATGTCCTCGCCCGTTACGTCCCAACGCGGAGCAATGATCGGGAACTCGTCAAAGCCAGACTCACGCAGGAACTTGCCCTCATTGCTGCCGAGCTCGTAGTAGCAGGACGCCCACGGCTTATGCTTGGCAAGGTAGCTGCCGCGGTCTCGACCCCTGTTCGGAGTGATGACCCAGCACACATCAACTACCTTGTCGAACTGCGCGCTGTTCCATTGGTCCTTGACGGACTTTGAGATGTTGGTCCAGTCGATCTCGTTGGTTCTGTCGTCAAGGCCAAACTCGTAGACGATTTGCCGAACCGTCATGGGGTAGTCGCGGATGAATGTGTCGGCCTGCTGGCGGGCACTGACTCCAAGCGCATACGAGCCGATGGGGTAGCTGTAGAACCGCACGAGGTCGCGGTCGTCCTCAAGACAGCCGATAGCTGCAGTGCCAAACACGCCCATGTCGCCATACATCAGCGGCAGGACGTTGTAGAGGTTGGAACGCAGGAACACCGTCAGCATTCGCTGCGTGACGATGTGTAGCCATTCCTTGACGGAGCCGAACTCAGCAAGCTCCGGGTCGGGTGTCGTGAGCTTCATCCACGGACGCGCGGGAGAGGTAATGCCAGCGTGCATCCCTGAGCGAAGCGTGCGAGCCGCAAAGGTCGCAGTGCTGTCGATGATCTTTTGGTTGCGCCGCTCGCCCTTGTTGCGGTCGGTCACCTGAAACCGCAAGCGACGAGGCATGATGTAGTCGGACAGGTCGCGCCAATGCGATTCAAACGAGGCGCGCTCCAGCATCAAGGACGACCGCAGCGAGCCGTACTCCTCCATCGGAGTCAGCTTGGTGTCGCGGTTTGGCTTGTCCGCTGGGCGCTTGTCCATCAGTAGCCCAGCAGGGACTTCGTGGCTTGATTTGCAGCGGGAACGTCACCCAAGCCAGCAGGGCCAGTCAGCAGCGTGTCGCTACGCCCAGCAGCCGCCAGGGCACGCTTACGGGCCTGATCCGCAGCCCCTTCGGCTTTCTTGTTGTTCGCATCCGCGTCGACAACAGGCGGGGCGGGTGTTTCATCCAGCTTCGGAGCCTTGGGCGCCATTGCCTTTGCAGCCACCGCGCCAAGCAGGGGAGCGATGAACATGGCAAACGTAGAGGCAGCAGGCATCAGCGACACTCCATCAAGTAGTTGTTCTCGATGTGCTTGAAGCCCCGCTTGGTCAGGGCTTTGTCGGTAAGGGCAGAGTTGCCCTCGGTCGCGACGGTGATCCAGTCGGCTTTGGCCTTGCCGATGGCGATGAACTCTTGCAGGAGGGATAAGGCTGCGCGGGTGTGCCGATACTCAGGGGCAACCCACCACACCGACTCGACCAGGACTTGGATGCCCGGATTCATGAAATGCGGCATCAGGCAACCGCAGATCAGCCCCATGCGTGCGTAGTCGCGCTCGGCCACTAGCACGACGTGATCGGTCATCAGGACCGTCAGGGCATTGGCTGCGTACTCGTCACCGGGGTAAAGCGGAATGCGCGCTTGATACGTCTCTGCAAACGCGCGCAGTTGAATCAACAGCCAGGGGATATCGGGTAGGTCGGCGCGGCGCACTGATATGCGCGCCGGCATCGTGAGCAGAGAGGGTGCCTGCTCGGTTCCGACTGATCCGCTCATGATGCGCGGATAGTCGTGTTTCCAAGGTTAAGACATCAAATTAAACCTTGGAAATTGTTACGTTACTTCACTTGCGCTTGGCCTTTATCATCGCGCGGTAGACGTTCTCGACGCACTGCTCGGCGCAGTCATCGTGGTGCGACCAATGCGACATGGCCTGCCCGCCCGCCGCAATCATCGCCCTGAACATCTCAGGCTCCCCATCCTCGCGCAGCACGGTAGGCTTGGACTTGTCCTCGGGCTCGGTATGCGGGGGCAGTGGCCCGCGATAGCCACGAACGATGTAGGGCTTGTCAGTCATGCTTTAGCATGCCGCTCAGAATAGCCGCCGACGGATTCCATGACTCCAGCGCCTCGATGTGCGCTATCAGCGCGGCCTTGGCGGCGTCGTAGCGCGCCTGTTCAGCCTCGGGGTCGGCAGATGCTAAGTTCCACGCCTTGGCAAGCCCATCAAACTCATCCAGCAGTTTCTGGCTCTCAGGGGTCATGGCTTGGCCTCCAGCTCACAGATATGAGCCATTAGTGCGGCTTGCGCGGCCTTATATCGCCACCTTGCACTTTCTGATCGCTCAATTAGTGCAACTTCAGCGGCCATCCAGTTCCTAGCCGCTTGCTCAAGCTCATCCAACAACCTCTTGCTTTCGTTGCTCACACCGTATCCCTATAAGGATCAAAGTCCCGCTTAGTCTGCTCGTTCATCTCACGATACGGGTCGAAGTCGCCGCCCCTAGCAGCCCTATCGAGTATCGCCTCCATCCCCGTCAGCGTGTGCCGGCCTGGCATATCAGGCATGGAATGCGTAAGTATCTTCGCGTCCCACAGGTCTGGCGAGCGCCCAATGCGAGCCTTGATGTGTTCTTTCTCCTCGACTCTAAACTTGCCACCCTCGAACCAGTATAGGGGCGCTACAGCCTCGGCAATCAGCTCTGGTATATCAGGCAATGCCCCGCCATTCTTCACCCACTCAGCGGCTTCAAAATGCATCTGGCTCCTGATATTGAAGTATCGAGGGTCGGTAGCCTTGCCGGAGAAGTTGACCGGAATGACGGACACGCCTGCCAAATCCAGCCCATCGATTACGCCAGCCGCCCAGCCGCCAGTGTCGTCAATCAACTCCAGCTCTGAGCCGAATGTAGCTTTGGCTTTCATGATGCGAGCAACGAGGTCTTGAGTCTTATAGTTCCGCATGATGACGGGTTTGAACGCAGCCAAGCCCTGACGCGGGAATATGACGGACCTATCGTCTCCGAATCTTGCGATGTCAATGCCCAAGCGTTTTTGCGCGAAGTCGTAGGCGTCAGCATGAAGATGACGGCTCATTGCAGCTTCGACATCCTCGATACCCAGCAGAGCATTAAGCGAGCTGGGAGGGAACATCCCCAGGATGTAGACCTTGGCCCAATGGTTGGGGTCGGCCCTGCCGCCGTTGTCCTTCAATGCCTGCTCTGCCCACTCTCTGCTTACTCTCGGGCTGCGGTTCGGGTCGTCCGGGTCTGCGGTGATGCGGATAACATGCCACTTGTGACGAAACCTATTCGCCGCCGCGTATAGCATCCCTTCGAGCGACGATGGGTTACCAGCCTGGATGATCTTGCCGAACACCGGGCCAGTGGATAGCGCCTGCTCCGCAGCGTTCAGCACCGATATCGGTATATCGCCAGACTCGTCGACCAGGACCAAAACGTATCGACTGTGCAGACCTGACAGCGTTCTGCCTTGCTCCTCCGCATTGGCTTTCTTCGACCACGACCTTGCGGATAGGAACCAGGTCTCTGGATAGTCCCGCGAGGATATGCGCTCCTTGGTCCATACGAATTGATGCTTGAGCGTTTCGCTGCGACCCTGCCATGCGCTGAACTCTGGCCATAGGTTGTCTTTCAGGTTGGCGGCAGTGGTAGCCACCGCGGCGCCCTTGGGATGGTCGAACGGCGTTCCATAGCACGTCAGGAAGTTCCAGCCACACCATGCGAGGACTGTAGTTTTGCCGGGACCAGCACACGCCTGAAGACTGATGCGCGCCTTGTCGGGATCGGCAAACGCGTTGAGCGCATCCTCCTGCCACTTGTCCGGCTGGACGTGGAAGTTATCCCACACGAACTTGCATGGGTTCTCCCGCCACTCGCGCAGGACAGATACCCCGATATCGTCGTCCGTCACACCTTACCGGCTTGCTTTGCCAACAGATCAGCAAGGGATAGCGATCCGCTCAACTCGTTGTGCTGAGTCGGCTTGCCATAGCCACGGTCGAGCAGGGCACAGGCTGCGGTAACCTTGGCTGCAGCCGGCGACTTCTTAGCTTTCATCACGGTCACCAGCGTCTTGAGCGCAGCAACGGTATGCTGACGGGCAAGCGTCTTTAGCTGGACATCCTCTTTCGGACGGCCATTCGGGTTGCCGGATTGACCTTTCTCGAATAGTGCCATGATTACTCTGTTAATTTCCTGTTAGCAGGATCACCCTCATGGACTGTGCCGCAGGCAGGGCAGACGTATTCCCAAGGATAAAGCCATGTCTCGCTCACGCGTTCTGAGTAGCGCACGAAACCGTTGTCGTCCATCGTGAGCCTTATCCCTTCACCTATCCCGCTGCGCAGGGTCCGATCATACTCATCCCATGCCGGGGAATGCATCCGGTCAGTTGCCACTTGTCGCCTCCGCCATCTCGACCAGATAGAAGCGCATTGCGAGGTAGACGCGCTGGGCGAGGTATTCTGGCGCAACGATGCCAAAGTATTGCTTGATCTCTTCGACCCCCGCATCCTCTGCGAGTTTACGCAGTTCAGGGGTTGCCAGTTGGTCCCAGGTCGTCATTCGCTCGTCGCCTTGTCTTTGCGCTTCTTAGCCTTATCGGCCAGGATGCGTTCACGGTTCTCCTGATAATACTTTGCGTTATACGCGTTTTGGTCGAATGAGTGTGAGCCGTCAAAACGGATGACGCGCAGGCCGTTGGATTCGGTTAGCTGACCCGATTCGATCTGGCGCCGGCGGCGCTCGGTTTCTTTGCTGCTCGCGTGCGGCTTGTATTTGTTCTGGCTCATCATCCCTCAATGCCTCGTCTCGTTATCCTGCGAATCCTGCCTCGTCGGTTGCCCGAACACGCTCATGCACTGAGCCAGCCATGCCGCTTGTTGCTGCTGCGCCCGCCGCTTCCTCTGCCTAGCTCGCGCCTTGATGAGCCGCGCAATACGAATGCGGGTGTAGTTCATGCCGGCACCCACCCCATACGCCCCGATCCGGTGACAACCGACTGCCCCGGATTAGCGTCAATCAAGTCCCACAGCTCGACCCGCTCGCGTGCGTCCCATACTGCGTTTGCATACGCCATGTCGAAGTCGACGGCACCCGGCCGGATGAAGGGCTGCGCGGCTAGGGTTACGATGCGTGGGTCTCTCATCGCACAAAATGTCCGGGCAGGGCTTGCGTAGGCTCGCTCTGGCCGTATCTGCGTGGCTGTGTGCTGCCTAGGTATGCCGTGATCGCTCTAATCGCTTCTGAGGCGCCCTCCGCAAGAATGGCGCAGTATCCTTGCCGTCTCAGCGTATCGGCCATCTCAACCTGCTCTGGCGTTGCCTTGCCCCCTATTCGCTTGAGCTCGATCCACAAGCCGGCAAACAAATCGTTTTGCACAGCGAGAAACAGATCAGGGATACCAACCCTGAGCCCGCTGCGCTTGAGCCGCGCCATCTGAATAGCCCTGTGCTTGGCGTCCCCAGCCAATACCGCCCCGTTAGCTGACGCAATCAGCAGCCGCTCGTCCAGCCCATGCGCGGGCGCATACCGGCTCCACCAGTCGATAACCGCGCTTTGTTCCTGCGCCTCGGTTGGAATAAGCGGGGTTAGCTTGAGCGGTTTCATGCGGCAAACATGTCCTGCGTGTGCGGGCAGCGTTCCGGCTCGCGGCGATCCTCGAATGCCGTGCATTTCGGATGGCCTTCGGCATCTCGAACCCATTCCTTCGGATACTTCGGGTCTTTAACGTCATACATCATCGTGTCACCGAGAATCGGGCAGCCGTCGTTGTTGTCCGGGTCTTCCTGAAAAGCTTGGTCGCGCTTGCACCGATAGCACCACGACTCCTGAAAGATTTCACCCTCGGTCCCATTCGATGGCCGATACGGCTGACCAGCCACAGACTTGAGATACGCTTTCCAAGATTCGTCCATGCTCACCCCTTGCGCTCCCCCAGCATCATTCTTTCCTCTCGGCGTAGCCCAGCCATTCACGCGCAATCTGCTGCCGATACGTGCGAGGCGTGATGATGCCGCTGCCCTTGGACTTGGCGATCGTAAGCTCGAACCGATGCCCGC